ACAACCTGACGGTAGAGCGGCAGCATACTTTTATTGCCAACAATATCCGTGTCCATAACGCTGGACTGGGTGCTCGAATTGCTGGTGCAGGCGGCGGTGGGCGTAAAAGCGGGGGTGGCTCACATACACCTACAGAGGCTGACGATACCCTTCAGTCAGTTCAGTTTGCCAGTGTTCTTGATCTAATCAGCGAAGGAGAGATTCAAGGACTCGAAGACGGCAACAAGAGCATTTTTCTAGAAGACACGCCGATTGAAAACATTGATGGGACAAGCAACTTCAACGATTTTTCGGTTGTTACACGCACTGGAACGCAGACACAGGCTCACATCTCCGGTGATTTTGGTTCTACCCAGTCTGAGCAAGCGGTAAATGCTGAAGTCAGTAACGGTAGCCCTGTTACTCGGTCTATCACAGATACAGATGTGGATCGAGTGCGTGTCACTCTGACTATCCCATCACTGCGAATTGTTGAAAATGACGGGGATATTGTTGGCCATTCGGTCAGCATCAAGATTCAAGTTCAGTACAACGGCGGTGGTTTCAACGACGTAATTTCAGACACGATCAGCGGTAAAAGCAGCGCAAGGTATCAGCGTGACTACATGATCACGCTTGACGGTGCTTTTCCTGTTGATCTGCGGATGGTGCGTGTTAGTGATGATGAAACCAGTACGCGCCGCGCCAGTTCAACAATTTTTCAGGCTTATACCGAAATTATTGACGAGAAGTTTCGTTATCCCAATGCTGCTTTAGTCGGCCTGCGATTTGATTCTCGGCAGTTTGGCAGCATCCCATCTCGTAAGTATTTGATCCGAGGCATTAAGATCGGTGTGCCGACTAATGCAAAAATAGATACAAGTGCAACAACAAGGCTTGTTGTATCAACTGGCGCTACTGAAAACATTTCAAATGGAATACCCGGAAGAATTACATATAGCGGGGTTTGGAATGGTCAGCTCAGTACCGATTCAGGAGCGCCAGGCGGCCCAGTTTGGACGAATGATCCAGCTTGGTGCCTTTATGACCTGTTGACCAGCACTCGATATGGAGCTGGTATCCCAGAGGATACGCTCGACCGCTACGACTTTTTTGCGATTAGCCAATACTGCAACGCGCTTGTTGATGACGGTAAAGGCGGTCAAGAGACACGTTTTAGCCTCAACATGCTCATCAACACTCGTGATGAGGTCTACAACGTTATTCAGCAGCTAACTGCCATTTTCCGTGGCATTGCGTATTACGGCTCTGGATCGTTGGTACTGCTGCAGGACAAGCCAACTGATGCTCAGTATCTGCTTGGCCCATCCAACGTGGTCAATGGAACGTTTTCGTACTCAGGTTCTTCGCAAAAGTCTCGTCATACGGTTGCTGTTGTGGCTTGGCAGTCATACGACACCCGTGGTGATCTTGAATACGAGTATGTAGAGGATCATGCTGCTGTTGCTAAGTACGGCATCATCAAAAAAGACATCAAGGCCATTGGTTGCTACAGCCAAGGTCAGGCTCACCGTTTGGGCAAGTGGACGCTCTTGTCAGAGCAAAATCTGACTGAGACTTGTGAGTTTGCAGTTGCGATTGAAAGCGGAATCATCCTTCGCCCAGGGATGGTGGTTGATATTGCCGACCCAATGCGTGGTGGAACGCGCAGAAGCGGACGAGTCAGTTCAGCAACGACAACGGTTGTCACGATTGATAGCGACACTGACCTGTCGGTAAATCTTGCAGCTACACCAACGCTTTCAGTCTTGCTGCCTACGGGCTTGGTCGAGACCAAAAACATTTCCAGCATTTCTGGAACGGACATCACTGTTGACGAGGCTTTTAGTGAAGCGCCCAACGCAGCAGCCGTTTACCTGATTGATACCACTGATATTCAGGTTCAGAAGTTCCGTGTGCTGTCTGTAGCCGAGTCTGGTGATGGCGTTTATGGCGTCAGTGCCATTGCATATAACGAATCAATTTATGCAGCGATTGAAGAGGATGTTTCGCTAACCACGCGAGACATCACCAATCTTTCTGCAACGCCTGCCGCTCCAGAAGCCCTTACAGGCACTGAGTTCCTGTACCAAGAGGGTCAAACGGTTCACACCGGCTTTGACTTTAGCTGGAGTCACGATCGGATCAATACCAACGACTTTTTGGTCAAATACAAGCTGGACAACGACAACTTCACAACGCTGGTTACCAGCAACCCTTCAATCACGCTGCGGGCATTGCGTGCTGGAACGTTGAGCGTGCAGGTGCTGGCCCGTAACTATCTAGGTAAGCAGAGCACGATTTCAACAGCAACATTCACGCTTGTCGGCAAGACAGCAGTGCCTGCTGATGTGCAGAACCTTTCGATTGAGCCAATCAGCGCCAACAGTGCTCGCCTGCGCTGGGATCAGACCGTTGATCTTGACGTGAAGGTGAATGGCCTTGTTCACATTAAGCACAGCAACCTGACCGATGGAACGGCAACCTGGCCCAATTCTGTTGACTTGATCCCTGCTGTTGCTGGTAACTCGACTGAAGCCATTGTTCCGTTGGTCGCTGGTGAGATATTTGCCAAGTTTGAGGATGACTTAGGCAACAAGAGCACAAACGCAACTAGCGTGATCATGCAGTTCCCAGACACTCTGGGGCGGCTTGCGGTTCAAACTCGAAGGGAAGATCTCGACAGCCCACCTTTTCAAGGCACTAAGACCGATTGTTTCTATGACGAAGGGCTAGATGCGCTGATTATCGATGGTGACGAGGAGTTAGACGATCAAGCAGATTTTGACGAGATCAGTTCTCTTGACACGCTTGGTGACATTCTGTCTTCTGCTGAATATCAGTTTGTAAATGCTCTTGATCTTGGCGCACGATTCTCGCTGGATATTCAGCGCCGATTCGTTACTAGAGCTTTCTTCCCCAATGACCTAATCGACTCCCGCACAGCCAACGTTGACACTTGGAACGATTTTGACGGTACAGAAGCTGATGCAGTGAACGCCAAGCTGTATTTCAGGAGCACCAACGACGACCCGTCAGGCTCTCCGACTTACGGCGCATGGCAAGAGTTTGTCTCTGGAACGTTTGAAGCTAGGGCGTTCCAGTTCAAAACAGAGCTGAACAGCTCCGATATTGCGCAGAACATTCTGATTGACGAGCTGGGCTACGAAGCGACGTTCCAGCGCCGTCAAGAAAACAGCAACGGCACCATTGCTTCAGGCACTAGCACCAAAAGCGTGACCTTCGACAAGGCGTTTTTCGTTGGCACAGCATCGCTTGGTGGATCAAACGCTTATCTGCCGAGCGTTGCGGTAACGGTTCAGAACCTTGGCAACGGCGAGCGGCTAAACGTCAGCAATGTCAGTGCCACTGGCTTTGACGTGGACATTCTGAACGGTAGTAACGCCAATGTTGACAGGAACTTCACCTATGCCGCTGTGGGCTATGGCAAGGCGGTTTAACATAGAAGCAATGTTGTCCAAAACGGGCTGAGGCATGGCTACTCACGATTATGTGATTGCTAATGGAACGGGAGCTGCAGTCCGTTCTGACTTGAATAACGCTTTGGCGGCAATCGTCAGCCAAAACAGCTCTAGCTCTGAGCCTGGGACGACCTACGCATATCAAATCTGGGTTGACACCAACACCAACAAGATCAAGCTGCGGAACAGCGCCAATAATGCATGGCTTGAGGTTGGAACTACGACGGGTGGCTCCCTGTCAGTCGTTGACGCAGTAATCAATGGCCTCACGGTTGGTCGTGGAGCGGGTGACCAAGCAACTAATACGGTCGTCGGTAACAACGCACTGGATGCAAACACTTCAGGCACAAACAATACGGCGATCGGTGATGAAGCCTTAACTGCTAATACCGAGGGGGCAAGAAATACTGCTATTGGTCAAAATACTCTTGCCGCTGTAACAACAGCGACCAATAACGTTGCTGTGGGTCAGGATGTCCTGCAGTTAAACACTGCCAGCTCTAACACAGCTGTAGGTGCAAAAGCGATGGACGCAAACACCTCAGGCGCTTCAAACGTTGCCGTTGGGGAACATGCGTTAGGGGCAAATACTACTGCTAGTAACAACGTTGCGGTAGGCAATGGTGCTTTGTTAAGCAATACAACAGGCACACAAAATGTTGCTATCGGAGCAAATGCTCTCGATGCAGTTACCACAAATAGCAACAACGTTGCGGTTGGCCATGATTCATTAACCGATAATACCGGTACAGCAAATACGGCTGTAGGCACTAACAGCCTGGCGAACAATACATCAGCTGGCGCCAATACTGCTGTTGGATTTAAAGCGCTAGAAGCAAACACTACCGGCACGCAAAACACTGCAATCGGTAATAGAGCGCTTGATGCAAACAGCACTGCTAACAATAACGTTGCGGTTGGCCACGATTCATTAACCGATAACAGCACAGGTACGCAAAATGTAGCTGTAGGTACCAACAGCATGTTAAACAATACGACGGCTGACAATAACACTGCCGTTGGATTTAAGAGCCTTGAGGCAAACACCACAGGTAGCGACAACGTTGCTGTTGGCACGTTTGCCCTTGATGCAAACACCACGGCAAGCTTCAACACTGCGGTCGGTTATGCAGCACTAAGTGCAAATACAACTGGCACGCAAAACATTGCTATTGGAAAAAACGCATTAAGTCAAAACACAACAGCAAATAACAACACTGCCGTTGGTCATGCGGCACTTGCTGCAAACACCACTGGCACGGAAAACGCAGCTGTCGGCTACCTTGCCCTTGATGATAATACAACAGCTAGTTTCAACACGGCGTTTGGCAGTCAGGCCCTAAGTAACGCTACAACTGGCGCCGCAAATACAGCGGTTGGTCGTGCTTCTCTGGTAAATAACACCACTGGCTTTAACAACGTAGCTGTAGGGCAAAACTCAATGTTTACCAATACAACAGGCTATCAAAATGTCGCGATCGGAAAAGACACACTGTATTCCAATACAACAGCTAGTAACAGCGTAGCTGTTGGCTATAACGCCCTGGCCGCAAATACCACTGGCACGAACAACGTTGCTGTGGGATATGCCGCTCTCGATGCAAACACTACTGCCAGCCAAAACACTGCCGTTGGCCATCAGGCATTAACTACAGCCACCACTGGCATCTATAACGACGCTTTTGGGTATCAAGCACTTGTAGACATAACCACTGGCTCACTTAATGCTGGGTTTGGCTCTGAGGCTCTTCGAGGTGTAACGACTGGCGCTAATAATGTCGCTTTGGGGCAAGGTGCGGGAACATCTATTACAACAGGCAGCGGCAATATTTGCCTTGGGTTTAGGCGATCAGACAACACATATGACCCTGTCTTTAACCCGTCTACACACAGCAATCGTGTTGTCATGGGGCATAACTATATTTCAAACGCTTACGTCAAAGTTGCTTGGACTGTTACTTCAGACGCTCGCGACAAAATGAATTTTGCTCCAGTGCCGCATGGCCTGGACTTTGTAAACCAACTTCAACCTACTGCTTATCAGTTCAGACGTGATCGTGACACTGAAATAGCTGATGGCCCTGTTCACTATGGCTTCAAAGCACAAGACATTCTTGCTTTAGAAGGTGACAACCCAGTGCTTATTGACACTGAAGACGAAAATCATCTGAAGTACAGGGGTGAGCATCTTGTACCAATCCTTGTGAAGGCGATGCAAGAACTGTCGGCAGAAAATGCGGCACTCAAAGCTAGACTTGATGCTGCAGGCATCTGACCTCTACTTTTCACAGAACAATGCCCGAAGAAGAAACTCTGACTGCTGAACAGATCCAGAAGCATTACGATGCCGCTCTGGATTCAGTCACGCTCATCACTGACCTGATGGCACTGGACAGCCGTGACGACGAGCAGACTGCAACTGTTGCCCGCAACGTCGAGCATCTGCAGATCATGGTCGCCAAGGATTACTGGACTGCTGCTCAGGATCTTGCACCTCTGAACGCTGCCATCACCGCTGGTTCTTGATGCAACGCCCTGATCCGATGATCGCCGCGAAGCCTGGTGCGGAAGACGTCCAGGCTATGGCGGCTAGAACGCTGTGGCTCGAAGAGCTGTACTTCCTTGATGGTCGCGATCAAATTAGCCACCCTCAATATGGTCTGTTCACGGGTTTGGCTCTGAAGTATCAGAACTTGACTTCGACTGACGGTATCTGATGGCTAAGTCACTTAGCGGACAAAATTTTGTCCCTAGCAAGCCGAAAAAGACACGTCAAGGTAATGGATCACATTCAAAACCGTCCCATGGACGGAAGAAGTATCGTGGCCAAGGAAAACGTTAATTTTCTTCCAAATGATCAAGCGTCTTGCTTTTGGTGCCATCGCT